ATGTAGAGACGTACCTACAAGCCAACGCACGCATCGACCGACCGGGACAGAAGAACGCAATGACCGTGGTGCACATCAAGGGCAGTCCCGTCGAAGGCCGCATGTACTCTCTGCTGCGGCAGAACATGATGACCCACGCAGAGATCATAGACCTCTACAAGCAAGAGCTTGAAGAAGGGGCTTGACAAAGTCAAGTTAAGCCGCATAATAGACGGCACCAACAACGAAGGAGCGAACCATGGACACCACAGTCCAAGACCCACCTACCCCCGTAATTAGCGGCGTGCCGCTTGAGCAATTGACTGCGACCTACATCAAGATCAGGGACGCACGTAGCCAACTCAAGCAGCAGTACGAAGCACACGACGTTGACCTAGAAAGGCAGCTTCGCGTGATCGAACAAGAGATGCTGGAAATCTGCAAGGCGGTAGACGCCAACAGCATCAAGACAGATGCAGGGACAGTCATCCGTTCCGTAAAGTCACGGTACTGGACGAATGACTGGGATTCTATGTATCGCTTCATCAAGGAGCATGATGCATACGCCCTGTTAGAGAAGCGGCTTCATCAATCGCACATGAAGCAGTTCCTTGAAGAGAATCCCGAAATCGAACCCGCAGGGCTCAATGTCGAGCGGGAATACACCGTGGTCGTTAGACGTTCTAAGGAAAGTTAGAAATGAGCAACATCGTACTCAGCCAAGACGTGCCAGACTTCCTGCAAACCGCAGGGGTCAGCGAACTCACCAAGCAACTCGCAGGTCGCTCGGGCTCCAAGCGCATCGTGCCCAAGAACGGCACGTTCAAGCTCGTCGTTGGCGGCGAAGAAATGGGCAAGATCAAGGGTGACTTGAATGCCATCGTGGTCAACGCCGCACCTAAGGTAGGCCGCATCTTCTACGCTAAGGCGTGGAGCCCCGATGCCGAGCCGACTGCTCCCGACTGCTTCAGCAATGACGGCAATGTGCCAGACGCTAAGGCGGCTAACCCTCAGTCGCATAACTGCAATGACTGCCCTCAGAACGTCAAGGGCTCCGGCCAAGGACAGTCCAAGGCATGCCGTTACAGCCGTCGCGTGGCGTTGGTGCTTGAGCAGGACTTCAACACCAGTCTTGAGGGTCAGGTGTATCAGATGAACCTTGCGTCCAAGTCGCTGTTCGGTGACAGCGTCGGCGATGCAATGACGTTTGAGAACTACAGCAAGTACCTTAGCAGCAACGGCAAGAGCATCGACTACGTGGTCACCAAGATCTCGTTCAACGACGAGAACGACAACCAGTCGTTGCTGTTCACTGCCAACCGCTACATCAAGCGCCAAGAGTTCGATGTGGTGCAGAAGGTGGCGAACACGGAGCAGACCAAGGCACTCGTGGTGATGACTCCCTCTCAAGCCGACGGTGTAACGAAGCAGCCCGCTCTCGCCGCACCCAAGGCTGAGGAGCCTGAGCCCGAGCCGACCAAGCGTGCAAGCAAGAAGGCCGACGGCGATCCTCCGTCTAACAAGAAGAGCCTCGCTGATGTTGTGTCGGCGTGGAGCGATGAAGGGTAACCAATGCCTCACGGATACAGCCAATACACCATTGCAGCGAACAAAAGCGCTAACAAGCGGTTGATCGGCGTAGCTCTCGGGCGTGCCTGTATTGCTCGTGGCGTGTCCGTAGCAAGTGTGGCCGAGCGATTCGGTGTATCCCGCCAGACCATCTACAACTGGTTCGGTGGGGTGCACGATCCAAAGCCTGAACTGCTACGGGCCGTGACAGCCTACGTTGCACACCTGACCAAGTAATCCGAGTAGCGGGGCATCGTCCCCGCTCCTTCCTCCCCAATGCCATGACAAGCAACTTTGATTTGCTAGACGTAGTGCTCCCGTCAGAGGGCCGATACTGCGCGTGGGGGAACGGTAGATACATCAGCCAAGAGTTCTACGACACCCGCGAAGAGTTCAACAAACAGATAGATTGGCTCGTCAATAACAAGTTCGACGCCTACTTCGGCTGCGCCAAGTACGGAGACGCCAATCACCGCAAGCATTCCAACGCCGAGTACTTCCGTGCTCTGTGGATGGACATTGACTGCGGACCCGAGAAAGCAGCACCAGACGCCAACGGCAAGATCAAGGGCTACATTGATCAGAGCACCGGGTTGCAGGCTGTTGCGGCTTTCTGCAAGAAGAACGCCCTGCCCCGTCCAATCGTCGTGGACTCAGGCTACGGGCTTCACTTCTATTGGGTTCTGTCAGAGACACTTCGCCGTAACGTGTGGGACTCTCTGTCCAAAGGTCTGCGTGACTTAGCCCTCAAGGATGGGCTGATCGTAGACACGGCTGTGTTTGAAGCCTCCCGTGTTCTGCGCGTCCCCGGTACGTACAACTACAAGAAAGATGAGCCCGCATCCGTACAGGTCATCAGCGACCGATACGAGGTTAAGGGTTACGAAGAATGGAAGGCGCTGCTCAATGCGCCCGAGCCTGAAGAGGAGCGAGACTTCATCCCGCGTCGGCTTAGCCCGCTGATGGAATCCATGCTGGAAAACCGTGCCAAGCGGTTCAGCACCATCATGCTCAAGTCGGTCAAGGGAGAAGGCTGTAAGCAACTACTGTTCTGCTACGAGAACCAAGCGGATATCGAATACAACCTGTGGCGTTCGGCTCTGTCTATCGCCACGCACTGTGTCGACCGTGACAGCGCCATCCACAAGATGTCACAGCACCACCCCGGTTATACCGAGGGGGAGACGGAGAAGAAGGCCGCTGACATTGGTGGCCCGCACTTCTGCACAACCTTTGAGCGCGAGAACCCCGGTGGATGCGATGGGTGCCCCAACAAGGGCAAGTTCAAGTCCCCCATCATGCTTGGCGCAGAGATTGCACGGGCTGAGGACTTTGATGACGGTGATGGCGACGACGGGCACGCTACCGCTAGCGTCACATATCCTGCGTTGCCCGATCCATATTTCCGCGCTAAGAGTGGTTCGATCTACATAAACATCGGCAGCGAAGACCCTCCCGTGTTGGTGTACGAGCACAACCTGTACGTGGTCAAGCGGATGCACGACCCGTTTGCAGGAGAAACAGCACTGCTGCACCTGCACCTTCCACGTGACGGGCTCAAGGAGTTCCCCGTAGCGTTGTCGAACTTGGTCGTCAAGGACAGGCTGCGGGAAGACTTAGCCAAGCAAGGGGTAGCTGCGGGCGATGCGCAGGTGAAGAACCTGCTCAACTACCTCATCACTTCAGTCAAAAACCTACAAGTAACTAACAAGGCGGAGATCATGCGAACACAGTTCGGCTGGGTCGATAAAAACGCAAAGATCATCATCGGCGACCGAGAGATCACCAAAGACGGCTCGTTCTACAGCCCACCATCTACGTCTACTTCGGACGTAATCGACATGATGAAGCCGACTGGCTCGTTGGAAAAGTGGAAAGAGGTATTCAATATGTACTCTCGGCCCGGCCTAGAACCGCATGCATTCGCTGCGCTCACGGCGTTCGGGTCGTTGCTGCTCAAGTTCACCGGCATCAGCGGGGCCATCATCAACGTGATCTACCCGAAGTCTGGCTCGGGCAAGTCCACCACCCTGTACATGTGCAACAGCGTCATCGGGCACCCAAAGACGTTGGCCTCCATGTGGAAGGACACCTACAACGCCAAGATGCACCGGCTGGGCGTGCTCAATAACCTTGCCAACACCATCGACGAGATCACCAACACAGGGCCGACTGAGTTCTCAGACCTTGCCTACAGCATCAGCCAAGGCCGGGGCAAGAACCGGATGAAGGCGATGTCCAACGAGATGCGGATCAACTTCACAAGCTGGCAGGGCATCACCCTGACTTCAGCCAACGCATCGTTCTACGAGAAGCTGGGGCTGGCGAAGGACTCTCCTGACGGTGAGTCCATGCGTCTGTTTGAGTACCGGATCGAACCCACGAACGTCATCGGCACTGCCGAGGGCAAGCAGATGTTCGATCAACAACTGTTTGAGAACTACGGGCACGCGGGGGACATTTATGCGCAGTGGCTAGTCAACAACCTTGAGGAAGCCGTAGCTACCCTGAGACAAGTACAGGCAAAGATTGACGCCGATGTGCAGTTCACCGCACGTGAGCGGTTCTGGTCGGCTCTGGCCGCGTGCAACATTACCGGGGGGCTGATCGCCAAGAAGCTCGGATTGCACGACTACGACATGAAGGCAATCTACAACTGGCTGAAGGTGCAGCTTGGCTCCATGCGCGAAGAACTTTCGCCGCCGACTACAGAGAGTACAAACATCCTCGGTGATTTCATCAACAGCCACATCAACAACGTCGTGGTGGTCAACGGCAAAGCTGACGCTCGAACCAACTTGGATGCTGCTCCGATCATGGAGCCCAAGGGCGAACTGCACATACGCTACGAACCGGATACCAAGCGGATGTACATCACGGTAGCAGCTATCCGTAAGCACTGCGCAGAGCGGCAGATCGGCTACAAAGACTGGCTCAAGCAGATGGCGGACAAGAATATCCTTGTCGGTGTTACAAACAAGCGCATGTCCAAGGGCATGAAGGTTATATCCCCTGCCGTGCGGGTGGTGGAGCTAGACACCTCCAAGGACGAGTACCTGAAGATGGACGACTACATGCCTGCCAATGAGGATCGAGACAGTCAGCTACACGATTAACTGGCGGAAGATGCGCAAGGGGTATTCGTTCTTTGTACCCTGCATCGACCACCGAGCCGCTAGACGTACGCTAAAACAGATAGCAGAACGTTTGGGCTTATCGTTAGTGTTTAAGGTCGTAGTGGTCGAGGGGGTCAAAGGCTTGCGCGTGTGGCGTGTCTGACCGTACACTGAGGGCGCAAGGCATTTGACAGTTGCCCTTGCTTTCTCCTCTTTTGGAAGTTCGCTCCTTCCAATTTATGCCCCCCGGTCACAAGCCGGGGGGTTTATTTTTCTTTACGCTGCTTCTCTTCAAGCTCACGCATGATCTTGGACCGGCTAGCCGCAGCCTCCCCGAAGATCGGCAAGTTCTTCTCCGTGGCGAGGAAGCCCCGCGTGCTGCCGCCAACACGTTCTTGCGCACCGGTAATTGCAGCATCTAGTGCATCGTCGTCGATACCGTACATCGGGTACTTCTGGGTGAACTCCGCTGCTTCCTTCGTCCACTTGCGGTAGCGATCCTTGTCGCCCTTGATGTAGGACTCACGCAGATTCTTGAGGATGTCGTCGCGCTTGAAGACAAGTTTGTTTTCGGCTTGCGAAACCTCAAACAAAAACTTCTGTTGGCTAGAGATCTCATCCATGCGGAAGCCAATCGACTGCCACAGCAGATTACCTGCGGTCAGACTGTCCTTACTGAACAGCGGTGCGTTCTTGTAGTCCTTGATGCCATCGTTGTAGTACTTCCATGCGACGGCAGGGTTACGCATGTTGGCAGGCAGAATCTTCTCCGCGCCCTTCTGGTAGTCCCCATCCATGAAAGCGTCGATGGCGTCGGCGTAGTTCAGCACCATGCCGACATACGGACCTGCGTGGGCTTCCGCAAGTTGCAGCGTGCCTTCCCGCAGCGTGCGCGTTTCCTTACCCTCACGGTGGAACATGTTGATCGGATCAAGTGATGCGCGAGACGCAACGTCGATGCCGAGCAGGTAGTTGGTGGGGCCACGTTCGATGAGCGCAGCCAACTGCTGCGGCGTCATACCGACTGCGTCAGGCAGCGGTTCGCCCTTGAATGTGATCTTGCCAAGTTGACGAGGCAACCACACGGTGCGCCACCATTCCAGAGGAGCCAGATCCTTGAAGATCTTCTCGCTAGCCTTTTCGTCTTCATCCTCAAGCCACCCTGAAGCAAAGCCGATAAGCATGCCCATAAACGGCAGGGATAGCGCACCGCCCAGCATGAACGTTGTGCCCATGATGCCGGTGAATTCTTTGAGCGCTAAATACTTGGCTTGCGGGGTAGCCCCAGTGAAGATGCGCCCGAACTCGCGCATCCAACGCCCGGTAATAAAGATCGCCCATGAGGTGAACTGCAACAGCACGCGACCGATAGCTCCACGGAAGATAGGCGCGCGATTGCGCGTATCCATATTGCCGACGCTGTCGTACACGTCTGTGATGGCTTGAGTTACCGCTTGCTGATGCGACTTACCACCTTCGCGGTTCAGTTCGTACGAGCTTGCAAACAGCGCCTCACGCACCATGCGCTCGCTGGTTTGGAACAAGCCACCAAACACAGTCATCAGACCGCGCCCGATCTTAGAACTGTTAGCTTCAAACGCGGCGGTAGACACGCGCCCACGACCAAGAATCTCGCTGCTGTAGGTGAACTCGCTAAGACCCTCACCCATCATGTCCCGAACAGCACGCTGCAAGTCCGGTGAGTTTTTAACCCGCGATGAGTAAAGGATGCTAGGCGCACGATAAGTAATGGTGCCGTCTGCGTTCTCTTTGCGGATGCCGAACTCGTTGAACACGTTCATGTGTTTGCCCATAACTACGGCAGCACGAGCGTAGCCATGACGAGCGCCTAGCGTGGAGAAGCCATACGCAAGGCCGGCAAAGTTCATTGCTGCGGAAGCAGCAGCAGACATGTAATGGATGAACGCCGCACGAGTCATGAAGTCGGCAGCGTCCGCTCCAATTTGTTTAAGTCGTGCAGGAAGACCGCTAGGCTCCAACGCTCCACCGGGGAACAGTTCAAGATCGGCTCGGCGCTCAAACTCATCTACGTAGCGCATGTACTTGTCGGCACCTTCAACGCCATCCAAGGACTTCTCTGCGGCAAGCAGAGATCTACGCACCATTGGGCCGTACTTGAAACGTGGCAACTGTGCAGACATACGGCTGGCGACCGTAGAGAAATTGCGCAGCACATCAACGTTGTAGCCGGGGATGTCCTTACGAGCAATGAATGCACCACGGAACGATTGCTCCGGCATCGTCGTCAAGTAGAACTCGTACATGGCGTCTTTCAAGCCATCACGTACTTCGGCGCTGACTTGCTCACGAGCGCGGTTGGTAGCCTCTTCTTCCGTAATCGGCTTGCCAGCATCCCGCGCTTCCTTCAGCAACGAGTTCTTAATAACCGCTACGCGAGCGTCCGTATCTTTAATGTCGACGCCGTTGTCGATCTCTTCGAACAGCGACTTGAGTTGGCGGCTCATGTCGCTTGCAGCCTTGCGAAAGCTCTCCAGCGTGTCACCCCTGCGGAACACGGGAGGCTCACCATCTCGCTCAATCAACAGATTAGCTACCGACTCGTTGCCGTGATCGGTCTTCGCCAGATACTGCATGACGGCATTGCGCTCTGCGTCCGACGCAAACGTATAGAACTGCCGCCCTTTGCCAGAGCCAACTTGCAGCCAGTACGGGCCACGGTTGCGCACGAACGGGAAGTACGGGTCAATCTCTTTGCTCGCCTCGTAGTCGCGCTGCAACTGCGCCAGTATGCGGTTCTTGGCGTTTTCGGGCAGGTCGGCAAACTCAATCTGCTCATCAAGTACGTTGCGGTACTGATCCATCAACGCCCGGTAGTAATCGCGGGTTTTGCGGTACAGCGCTTGCCCCCGAGTGCCCAAGGCGTCGTAGATACGGTTGAGCTTTTCGTTGGACTTGTCCTTGGTCGGATCAACTTGTACATCCGTGCTCACTGACTGGGCACGAGCAAGTTTGTCGTGCAACGTCGGGTCTTCCTTGAATGCCCGGTGCAGTTCTGCCTCTAACTCTTGCGCCCCGTCAAGCAACTGATACTGCTCTCCACGCAGCTTGTGCAACAGAGAGTTGGTGTTGGCAAGCTCAGGAACGTTCTTCTCTACTGCATCGCTAGTAGCGAGGAAGTCGCTTGGCAGCACGGTCAGCAATGTGTCGATTCTGGCCTTGTCAAGTTTGCCCAGAATGGCGTCTAGGTACGCCTTGAAGTCAGCCGTATTCCGCAACGACTGGAGCAGGCCAGTGTTGTCAGCGACCTGAGAAGCATTCTTCGACCGCTCAAAGTTGTCCATTGCAATATCGACTTCCTTGTCGACTTGCTCTGCGGTGCGCTTGTCTTTGGGGTTGATCTGCCGTGCCGGAACATCCTGCCCAGCCAGCAACAGATGCGTCTTGAACTTGCCGTCGCCCTCAAGCACCTTGTCGAGTGCCCGGATGATCGGGGCATCAGACTGCAAACCGAAGAAGTCTTTGGCCTTTTCAAAGAACTCCTTGACCCAACTCTTCAGCTTGCCCAGCGTCGATCCACGCACGTCATAACGGCCTTCCAGAATGTCGGCGGCGTTGACAGCCCAGAACTCAGACGGGTTGACGTACTGATAGAAGTCGTACGGTACAAGCCCCTTTGCGATAGCCTGCACCGCTGCTTCGTGCAGCGCTTCCACACCGGCAGTTTCATCTGACCCAAAGTGGTAGTCGAGCAGGTTTTCAAAGAAGTTCTTTTCGGCAGTAGTCTTCGCACGCTTAGCAGCGCTAGTAAGAGCACGTGCCCACGACTTCAGGATGGCGTTGCGGATGTCGGTTGGCATCATCCGCTCTAGGTGGTGCATGATTTCATGCGCCGCCGTCGTGGAGGAATCAGACCCAGTCATCAACTCGATGATGCGGTACACATCGTCGTACCTGCCACCGATGTAC